GATCAACGTTCAAGCGGAGGCAATCTAATGGAAACCTCTAAATTGCGTGCTGCCGTTATGGCTGAGCTCAAAGAGATGAAGCGCTGCGGTATCAAGGTGCCGCCAAAAGCTTTTGACTTGCTCGTGCAAGAGGATCTTGAAGAATATGACAACATGTCAGTCTCTGAAATCGCTGACTTGTTGATCGAACTTGGAGGAATCAAATAATGAACTACGCAGAGATGCCCACCGACTCTTTGAGCGGTTTATTTTCAGACTGGTACAAGGATACCTTTGGCTTTCGCCCACGTCACGTCAAGTACGACGACCGTGCTGGCTTGATCGCTGCATTAGAGGACCTTGGCGCTTACCACGACAAGATGCACCAGACCTTTGCAGGCCGCGAGGAATTGCGCAGCCAAGGCTGGATCATTCATGAGCTAGATCCAGAGATGCAGCAGCACGCTTACTGGCTGGCTAAGGAGCGCGACAACCAGAAGCGCGAGATGTATGGAGAAGATTGGACAGAAGCATTGGCAGAAGCTCGTCACTACGCACCGAAGGAGGCAGCATGAGATTCAATAAAGACAACGTGATCAACCACATTTGGAGCCAGATCAGCTACCTTGAGAACAAGTGGAAGTTTGATCCAGACAACGGCTACGACCAAGTCAAGAACAGCGACTTTCATCGGGTCATGGCTTACGGCGCCTATGCCGAGCTGCTTGAGCTTGTAGTTGACCTTCAAAACGGCAACCTGGAGGCAGCATGAGAATAGTCTGGACGCGTGACGAGAAGGACATGGTCCTTGAAGGCATGATCGCTGTGGCTGTTGAGAAGCCACGGCTGTCTAGCAAGGAATTGATGCGGCAAGGTCAGATCGTGTTGCCCACCAACCGCAGGGTCGTCATCAACGACCAGCGGACCTTTAACTACAAGGCCATGATTCAGGCTGCACGTGATGCTGCAGAGAAGATACGCAGCGCAGTGCCACCTGAGCCTGTGTTCGTGGCACCTGAACCACCGCCCCCAGAGCCTGTCAAGAAGGTCGATACCATAGGAGACCTCTTTGAGCTGCTCGTCGACGCTATCACCGAGCGTGTCATGGAGAAGATCCAGACGAAGATCGAGGACTCTCACAAGATCGAGATTAAGGAGCCGGTGGTCAATACAGGTTGGCTAGATGAGCTTGAGAACCTGACCATCAGAAAGAAGAAGGCAGCTAGCAAGGGCACGTGCCTTGTGATCGGACTGAACGGCGCCCAGGTCGACTGCATCAGGCAGCACCAGCCAAACGTGGACTTTACCTTTGTGACTGGCGAGCATGCCCTGAGCCACCATACGCTGCACAAGGACCACACGGTGCTCATGACTAAGTTCATCAATCATGGGGTTCATAGCAAGTACAGGAAGCACCAGAATATGCATTACTGCAATGGCGGGGTATCAGAGCTGAAGTACTTACTCAACGGATTATTTGGGAGGTCTTAAGATGAAGAAGGTATTTGAGTGGATCATTGGGTTTGTGACCATGGTGATCTTTGGAGCAGGCCTTGCAGTCATCACCATCGAGTGGATGGCGGGCTGCGGGGAGTCGTATGTGGATGCCTACGGTAAGCGGCATCTAAATGAGTGTGTGTTTATTAACTTTCCACCGAAGGAGTGAAGCATGAAGAGAGTCTTGTCTGGCCTGTTGGCCGTGTATCTAACCGTTGTGGCGTCTGCTGCTTACGCAGCTTGTGTGGTGACCACGAACCCAGGACCTAACGGCCGGTTGATCGTCTGTACGACCTGCTGCGTAGGGAATAATTGCAGCACTAACTGTATCTGAGGACCTATGACTGAGAAAGAACGCCTCGAGAAGGTAGCTGAGCTGCTAGTTGAGAAGCAGCTGAAGAAGATTAGACCGATCTTGGTCGAAGTGGCTCTGTCCTTGCTCAAGGCAGGCCAGCAACAAGCCGTAGAGCAAATACAGCGCAAGATGCGCGAGAAAGGAATGCTATGACTCAGAAGGAATATGAAGACGGGGCGGTGGTAGAGATGGTCTCTGCACGGCGTTATTACGCAGCGAAGGCCATGCAAGCCCTGATCCAGGTGCACGGTAATGGGTACCTTTGGGAGACCTGCCGCGATGCCTTTAAGTTTGCCGACGCCATGCTAGAAGTCGAGAGGCAGGCCAAGGAGCAGCCATGAACGGCAGCAAAGTTGAAAAATTGACTGAGCCAAACGCGACCGAGGATTTTGTGGTGGTAAACCGCAGTCAGCTGCAAGAGCTGATCTACCGCAAGTCTTCGGTCGTGGTGGGCGCCTACCGAATCACGCAGCTCGATGACGGGACTGTGTGGATCGGCGAGCGCGACGGTGGCGAAGGCGGACAGTTTAAGAACTTCGAGGAGTGCTTAGACGAGTTCTACCGGAGGAACTTTTGATGACCTGGTGCTGCGCCTGTAAGCAAGAATGCAATATAGTCGAAGTTGACTTTGGCATCGGTGCCTACGAATATTGGGGAGCCAAGGGCGTGGACATCCGAATTGAAGAGGTAAGCGACTGCTGCGAGGCTGAGTTTACAGAAGAGGAACCTGAAGATGAAGAAGACAACGAAGAGGAGAACCCTGATGGCTGACGTATTGTTTGGACTTATTGCAGGCCTGGTGGCCGTACTGGTTGGATCATGAAATGGATCAGAAAAGTTACCACGAGCTTGACCTTCTGCTGGGCGATGCTATGTCAGAGATTCACCGACTGGAGGCGGAGCTTAAAGCCAGAAACGAACGAATCGAAGACATGCAGCAACTGCTCAGCCGAATCATCGCCACTGCTCAAGAGAGCTATTCATTCGGCTCAAAAAGAGCTGGACGATTTCCAGCAGCAGGTCCGAAAGAAGTCTCGAAAGAGGCGTTCTGACCAGGAAATCTGATGTAAGATGAACCTATCCACAGCAGTTGCCATTCACGTGTGGAGTATTTGAGGGCCCTAGAGGCCCTCTTTTTTATCCTTCGCAGTACGTGGTTAGTCGTCTTGCGTAGCTTCTCGCAGCTTGCAGCCAAGGTCTAACGGGTCTTGCTTCAGGTAATCCTTGACAGCCTTGCGCCGCTTCTCGGTCCTTGGACCTCCGCAATTAGGGCAAGCGTGACCGCACACAGAGCAGTAAGACATGGGGCTTTCGAAGGCCTTAACGACGCGGCGCTTGTGTTCTTCTCGGCAATGATCTAGGTACTGGGACTGCCAGCCACGGATGGCGATCAGTTCGTCAATAGCTGCGATCACGTGGTTCGTGACCTTGCGACCCTTGATGGCGTTGAAGAAGGTGCCACGGCTGATGGGCAGCCCGTCCTCTGCTTCGCGGTCATAGAGTCTGCTGATGTTGGGATGGCCTGATCCATACTCACTGGCCCACAAGAGAATCTTGATGGTGTCTAAGTCGAGTGCCGATGATGCTTCTACAGGACGTGACATACTTGCTCCTTGGTTGATTGTTTGAGGCACAATGCGCTCACTTAGATTATATCAAAGTTGTACAAGTCGCGCGATTATTTGTGAAAAATGGTCCGGGGATCAGTAGACTCGTTCGGAAAAACCCTATAGGAGGTTTTTAGAGGCATAACTAAGTGAATCAATTCAACCAGTTAAGGTCTCGCGTGGTCTAGAAGACGAACGAACGAACGAATAAAATCAAGTACTTAAATGGATAGCTTTTCTTAGTTATGGCTGAAAAATATACACTATAGGGATTTTGATTCGCCTATGTACGCTTTCACGCAGTCCGATCTAAAATAGAAACAACTTAGAACTGTGAGGAGCCTGCTATGCCATTTCAGAAAGGCGTTAAACCAGATGGATCTGGAAGGAAGAAGGGTTCGCTGAACAAGCGCACCGTTGAACGTCAAGAGACCTTTGACAAGATCGTCGAGAAGCACGGCGATCCCCTCGAAGCCTTGGCAGAGATGGCCTTCGACCCCAACAATCCGCTGGACGTCCGCAAAGACTGCATGAAAGACGTAGTCCAGTACGGCTACGCAAAGAAGAAAGCTGTGGAGATCTCGGGTCCTGATGGAGGACCTGTTGAAGTCAAGCTCGAGCTCATCGAGCAAATCACTGGACTTATCGAGAAGCTGAACAGCAAATGATCCTCTCGCCGTCAGAGCTCACGGTCATTCAAACAAACCTCGCGCACCTTGATGTCGAGGACCTTGAGCTGCTTGCATGGAAGCTCAAATGGAAAGCTTCTGCAAGGCCTGAACAACGAACCCCTGATGGTGATTGGTCGATCTGGTTGATCTTGGCTGGTCGCGGGTTTGGTAAGACAAGGACCGGGGCTGAGGACATCGCGAGCTACGCAGCAGCCAACCCAGGTGTTCGCTGCGGGGTCATTGCACCAACAAGCTCTGACATCCGAGGCGTTTGCTTTGAGGGTGAATCTGGTCTGCTCTCGATCCTGCCTCCAAGCATCATTGCTAACCATAACAAGAGCCTGGGTGAGCTGACCCTGACAAATGGCTCATCGATCCGTGGCTTCTCGGCCGAGGAACCTAGCCGTCTGCGCGGTCCGCAGTTCCACCGAGTCTGGTGTGATGAGCTGGCTGCTTGGCAATACTGCGAGGAAACCTGGGACATGATGCGGTTCGGCTTGCGTCTCGGTGATAATCCCCAGGTCGTCGTGACCACGACCCCGCGCCCGATTGAGCTAGTTCGTAAGCTGCTTAAGGATGCCCAGGCTCCGAAGTCCAAGGTCCTGGTGACTCGAGGATCAACGTATGACAATGCTGCGAACCTAGCCAAGTCATTCCTTGACGAGATTACCCAGTACGAAGGCACGCAGTTAGGCCGCCAAGAGATCCACGCCGAGGTCATTGACCCAGAAGAGTCAGGCGTCATCAAGCGCAGCTGGCTGAAGCTATGGCCCAAGGACAAGCCGATCCCGCCTCTCGAATACATCGTCATGAGCCTTGACACGGCCTTCACAGAGAAGTCCATTGACCGTAAGACCCATGACCCCGACCCTACAGCCTGTTCAGTCTGGGGCGTGTTCAGGCACGACAAGAAGCCAGCCTTCCTGCTGCTTGACTGCTGGCAAGAGCACCTTGGACTGCCCGGCTTAATCGAACGGGTCAAAAAGGAGTACGTCGTTAGGTATGGTGACGAGGACATGAAGCCCATGATCAAGCCAATCATTGGTCCAAAGCAGTCCTACCTGACAGGCCGAAGCCCAGACTTGCTGATTATCGAGGACAAGGGATCAGGAATCAGCCTCCGCCAGATGCTAGCCCGTGAGGACATCTTGGCCTATCCATACAACCCTGGACGAGCAGACAAGCTCCAGCGGTTGCATGCAGTCTCACATTTATTTGCACACGGATTCGTTTGGGTAGTAGAATCTGACAAGCGGCCTGGGAATCCACGTTCCTGGGCTGAACCACTTATTTCGCAGCTTTGCAGTTTTACAGGTGAGGGATCAATTAAGCATGATGACTTTGTGGACAGTACAACACAAGCCTTGCGCCTATTGGCGGACCGTGGCTATGTGTCTGTCACTAAGCCCGTCATGGACCGAAGCAAAGCAGCAGAGTATAAACCACAGCTAGTGAATCCCTACGCAGCTTGACCGGAGAATTGAATGGCAGAACGTGACGAAGAACTAGGCGAGATGATCGACCTTCCGGACGAGAAAAACGACGTCGAGGATACCGAAGACGGTGGCGCAATGGTCACCTTGGACGAGAGTCCAACGCCAGCTGAATCTGAGTTTTATGCAAACCTTGCCGAGACCATGCCGCCAATCCAGCTGTCTGGCCTTGGTTCAAGTGTCTGCGACCTGATTGAGAAAGATAAGGAAGCTCGTAAACGTCGCGACGAGCAGTATGAGGAAGGCCTGAGACGTACTGGCCTTGGTGATGATGCTCCTGGCGGTGCTTCGTTCACTGGAGCCTCGAAAGTTGTGCATCCGATGTTGACTCAAGCTTGCGTGGACTTTGCAGCTCGTGTCATGAAAGAGATGTTCCCGCCTGATGGTCCTGCTAAAGAAAAGATCGTCGGCGATCCAACCCTTGAGAAAGTAGAAAAGTCCCAGCGCATCACGCGTTACCTCAACTGGCAGATGACTCAGCAGATGCCTGAGTTCAGAGCTGAGCTCGAGCAGCTAGCAACCCAGCTCCCCTTAGGCGGCGGTCAGTATCTCAAGATCACTTGGGACGTGAACCGCAAGAAGCCAATGCCAATGTTCGTGCCCATCGATGATGTGTACCTGCCATTCGCAGCGACAAACTTCTACACAGCCGAGCGAAAGACCCACGTCCAATACCTCACGAAGATCGAGTACCAGAAGCGCATTGAAGCTGGTATGTACCTCGATGTCGACTTGGCCGTTGACCCATTGCCTCCTGAAGAGTCCAAGGCTGCCAAAGCTAACGACAAGATCGAAGGACGGTCAGCCGACACATACAACGTCGATGGTCTCAGAACCGTGTTCGAGTGCTACATCATCATGGACCTTGAGAACAAGGACGGATTGGCACCATACATCATCAGCATCGACAAGTCTACGCAGCGAATTCTCAGCATCTATCGCAACTGGGAAGAGGAAGACGAGACCAAGCAAGAGATGTATTGGTTAGTTGAGTTCCCATTCGTACCTTGGCGTGGTGCTTACCCAATCGGCCTGATTCACATGATCGGTGGCCTGAGTGCCGCAGCAACTGGTGCACTTCGAGCCCTGCTTGATTCTGCCCACATCAACAACTTCCCAGGTCTCTTGAAGCTCAAGTCAGGTGCTGGTGGTCAAACAGACCGCGTCGACCCGACCGAAGTCAAGGAGATCGAAGGCAGCTTCGGCCAAGACGACATCCGCAAGGTGCTCATGGCCATGCCATACAACCCGCCAAGCCCGGTCCTGTACCAGCTGCTCGGGTTCTTGGTTGACTCATCACAAAGCGTGGTTCGCACCACATTTGAAGAGCTTGCAGACAGCAACGCCAATACGCCAGTCGGTACAACCTTGGCTCGTCTTGAGCAAGGCATGGTGGTATTCTCAGCCATTCATGCTCGTATGCATGATGCCATGGCTCGTGTATTGAAGCTCTTGTTCCGCCTCAATAAGACCTACCTTGAAGAGTCAGAAGTCGTTGACGAAACAGGCGAGCTGCTAGTTAAGCGCAGCGATTTCGAAGGCCCGATGAATGTCGTGCCAGTCTCAGATCCCAACATCTTCAGTGAAGCCCAGCGCTTTGCCCAGGTACAGGCTGTCATGCAGCGTGCCCAGGCCATGCCACAGCTCTATGACCTCCGCAAGGTTGAAGAGATGTTCTTGGAGCGTCTCAAGATTCCTCAGGGCAAGGAGCTCTTGTTGCCGAAGCAGCAGCCATTGGAGCTGAATGCAGTCAACGAGAACATCGCAGCCACGATGCGCCGTCCGATCGTCGCGTTCCCTGAGCAAGATCACCTGGCCCACTTGCAAGTGCACCTTGACTTCATCACCAGCCCGATGTTTGGTGGCAACCGGATCATTGGATCTACTGCCCTGCCATTGCTGCTTGATCACGTTAAAGAGCACATGGTGCTGTGGTATGCGAACCAGATCTTCGAGGAAGCTTCAGATGCTGCCGAAGTCGACATTGGCGAGATTCAGAAGGACGCCTCGACCGAAGAGAAGAAGAGCCTGGACCAAGTACTGGCAGCCACGTCCCAAGTGGTCACCAAGCAAGCAGACGAGGCCTTCAGCAGCCTGCCACAGATCATCGAGCAAGCCATTCAGACCTTGCAGCAATTCGCACCGCCTCCGCCGCCAGATCCTCGGATCGGCGTCATGCAGAAGCAGGTCGAGGCCCAGCAAGCCAGAGACCAGGCCGATGCGCAGTTCAAGCAAGCCAAGCTGCAATCAGACACTCAAGCCAAGGCCATGGAGATTCAGGCCAAGAGCCAAGAACGTCTGCAAGAGATTCAGCAGCGGATGGCAGAGCTGCAAGAAGAATTCAAGAAGGAACTCATGCGTCAAGAGGCCGAGGATCGCCGCACACAAGCCCAGATCCGTGCTCGCCTCGAGATGAACGAGTCCGACAACCAAACAGCCAAGCAACTCGCTGCCTTAGAGGTGGCGACTGGCGAAAGAATCGGTGTAAGTACGGGCACCGGTATCAATCCCAATCCACGTGCACAATAAGGAGTTATCATGGAAGCAATAAAGCTACACAAATTGATGGCCATGGGAAAAGGTTATCCAAAGGCGAAGAAGATCTCCAGTGATCCTTCACCTATGGCCCCAATGCCCAATGCCGACTACAAGACGACACCTAAGATGAAGACTGAAACAGTCAAGGGTGAAGGCAATGGCGGTACAAATAGCCAGCGCGGTCGAGGTCCTAACCTGATCTCTACTGTTATGGGTGGCCGCAAGTAATGCTTGAAAAAGTCTTCGCAAAAATCCAGGCTGAAAAAGATCGGCTAGCGCATGAGCTTGCCGCTAACAAGCCCGGAGAAGGAAAAGACATTGGCTATGAATACGGCTATCGTCAAGGTGTATATGCAGGCCTTGACTATGCCAAACAGCTAATTGATCAGCTTTTGCGCGATCAAGACAAACGAGATTCTGAACTTTAACCAACAGCATACGGAGAAGCGAATGCTACTAGACAATCCAATTTCAATGGCCTACGATTCAACTGAGGATGCATTTCCTGAGGTTGATGCTGGCATTATTCCATTTGGCAGCCGTGTGATGGTGCAAATTCGTCGCGCCAAGAGCCAAACTAAAGGCGGTATTTACCTGCCTGAAGAAGCACGTAAAACAGAAGCTAGTAACACCCAGGTGGCTAAGGTAGCCGCCATTGGTCCGCTGGCTTACAAGAATCGAAACAACATGGAGTCCTGGCCAGAGGGTTCATGGTGTAACGTTGGGGACTTCGTCCGTACCCCTAAATACGGCGGTGATCGTTGGACCGTAAAGTCCGGCGACGAGGAGATCGAATTCGTGATTTTCAATGACCTTGACATTATCGGCAAGGTTACGGCAGATCCGACCACGATCAGGGCATTCATCTAACTGCTGAAAGGAGCAGGCAATGGCAGAAAATAAAGGCGAAAACGTCTTAATTGAAGAAGACGAGGACCAGGAAGCTGGTGCCAAGTCTAAGGAAGTCGAGTTCGTACCGGTCGAGACAAAGGCCGAGGACGATAAGGACGACCACGAGGACGACGAAGAGGGTGGTGAAGACGCGCGGTTGTCGGAAGACAATGAAGACCGCGAGGAATTGCGCCGCAAACGTCGTGAAGAGAAGCAAGTCCGCGCAGAGCGCAGAAAACAAGCTATCGAACGAGATAAGCGCGAGCTTAACTTCCTAAGACAACGAAACGAAGATCTTGAGAAGCGGATGTACGCGGTTGAAAAGACGACCGTCGAAAATTCTCTTTCAAATCTTGACGTTAGGCTAAACGAGAAGATTGCTGAAGTCAGGGCAGCTGAACGGATCATGGGCCAAGCGATTGAAGCCGGTAACGGTGAAGATGCTGCCAAGGCCTTGAGAATCCGTGACGAGGTCATGAAGCAAGTGCAGCAGCTTCAGGTCATGAAGCATAAACAGGCTCAGGTTGCTGAACAAATCCAGCAAGCTCCTAATGCTCCAGACCCTGAGGTGACTAACTTCGCTAAGCAATGGATCGACCGGAATAAGTGGTATGACCCGAATGCGAAAACCGAAGAATCTAAAATTGTGTTAGCAATTGATCAATCTTTGGTAGAACAGGGCTATAATCCAAAATCAGAGGAGTATTGGCAAGAGCTAGACAATAGAGTTGCCAAACACCTGCCGCATATAAAAGGAGGCGGGAGTAATGATGACAGTGGTAACACACGCCAGGGTCGCAAGGGCCCGATGCTTGGTTCTACAAGAGACCAAACGCCACCGTCTTCTCGCCAACAAGTGTACATATCCCCAGAACGAAAGCAAGCCATGATTGATGCTGGAGTCTGGGAAGATCCCGTTTTACGTCAGCGTTACTTGAAACAGTACGCTAAGTGGGATCGTGATAATTCAAACAATTCAACTCGCTGAAAGGAGTGAGACTATGAACGACGAAAGATTGAAAAAGACAGCGGATGTATCGCGCCAGTCCCGTGCAGTTGCTGATAGACCAGTGACTGAGAACCGTGCGATTAGTGACGATGATCGTGTTGAGATGTTCCGCTCGCAATTTTTCCAAGACGCACTGCCAGATCTTCCACAGATCCCTGGCTATCACACATGCTGGTTGACGACCACTAACCCCCGCGATTCCATCCAGATGCGAATTCGCTTGGGGTACGAACCCATTAAACCCGAAGACGTACCTGGCTGGGAATATGTAACTATTAAGACAGGTGAATGGACGGGGTTTGTTGGCGTTAACGAAATGCTTGCCTTTAAGCTGCCAATGAATTTATATCATCGATACATGAATGAAGCGCATCATGACGCTCCTGCACGTGAAGACGAAAAGCTCACTGCAGTATTGGACAGCATTAAAGAAAGCGCAGCGGCATCAGGTGGCCAAATTATCGAGGGCGATGGAATTTCGGCATTGCGAAATAACCCCAATCGTGGTTCTTTCGAGGAGCTGTGATTGGTATCCAACATTCTCTTATGAGGAAAACCAAACATGTCTAGTACAAATGCTCCGTTTGGCTTCCAGCCGATCTACCACGCGAGTGGTTTCGTTCGGCCAGCAGCCTTTACGCTGGCAAATAACGCCGCCGTAACGCTGTTGCAGAATCAACCCGTCAAGCTTTCTACAGATGGCGTGGTCGTACCTGCAACCGTTGGCGACCCTTTTGTCGGCACGTTCCAAGGTGTTGAATTCACGGATGGCGATGGCCGTCGTCGTGTATCTAACAAGTTCTTGGCAAATACCCCAGCAACCGATGTTACTGCGTACATCACCATTGACCCTACGATCGTTTATCAGATCCAGGCAAATGGTTCGTTGAACGTGACTAACATTGGCAACCAATTCAACTTTGGCAGCATCACCGCAGGTTCTACTGTGGTTGGTATCAGCCAAGCTGTGTTGGACACTGCTTCGGTAGTTACATCAGGCGCAACAGCCCAAATGCGTGTTATCGGAATCACACCTGGTCCTGATAACAACTGGGGTGATGCATTCACGATCGTTCAAGTTCAGATCTCTGAACATCAGAACGTGGCAACCATTAACGCTTATTAAGGAGGCTAAACCATGGCTGTCCCAATGCGAAGTACGGACTTTCGGTCCATCGTCGAGCCCATCCTAAACGAAGAGTTTGACGGTCTTTATAACCAACGCGCTGATGAATGGAAGCAAGTATTCACTGAGCGCCAAGGTATCCCACGTAACTACCATGAAGAGCCTGTTCTCTTCGGTTTCGGTGCAGCACCTGAGTTGCCTGACGGCATGCCAGTTACCTACCAATCTGGTGGCGTACTGTTTAATGCCCGCTACGTCTATCGTGTCTACGGTCTTGCGTTTGCATTGACCAAGGTCTTGGTAGAAGACGGCGACCATATCTCTATCGGCCAGACTTATGCCAAACACTTGGCACAGTCCCTGATCGAGACTAAGGAAACTCTTTGCGCTAACATCCTTAACCGTGCGTTCAACGGCGCTTATGCCGGTGGTGATGGCGTGTCACTCGTAAACAGTGCTCACCCGATCGCTTCTGGTAATGCTAGCAACTTGTTGACTACTGCAGCTAACTTGTCGCAAACATCTCTTGAGCAGATGCTCATTCAAATCCGCAACGCTGTTGACAACAACGGTAAGCGTATTCGTTTGACTCCTACCAAGTTGGTGTTGAGCCCATCTAACGTGTTCCAAGGTGAAGTGCTGTTGAAATCTGTACTGCGTGCCGGTACTGGTAACAACGACATCAACCCGATCAACTCGATGGGTATGATTGATGGCGGCCAAGCTAACTTGTCTCGTTTGACCTCTACCACTGCTTGGTGGGTTCAGACTGACGCGAAAGTTGGTCTCCAGTTGATGATGCGTCGTAAGCTTGAGAAGAGCATGGAAGGTGATTTCGAAACCGACTCTATGCGCTACAAAGCAACCGAGCGTTATATCCCAGGTTGGACTGACTGGCGTACTATTTACGGTACCCCAGGTCTGTAAGCCTAAAGCGGGGGTCTGGGTAAAACCAGATCCCCAATTTTTAATTTAATTTGTCAAGCTTTTCAAGGAGAAGACAAAATGCCTCAATATTCTGATGATCTGTTTCTAGGTACTGCCGTAACTTACATGGGCATGAACCTAGGTAATCCTTCACCTATGTCTCAAGGTGTAGGTCCTCTTGGTCGTATCTACGTCTGGGACGTGGTACCTTTGACCAAACAAACCAATAACGTATCGGTTGCCGCTTCTTATGCAGCAGCTGGTAATGCAACCTTGGCTGCAGGAACAGGCACGACTTCCGTGACCACCGCAGAAGGCATAACTGCAATTCAACTTGACTGCCCACGGGCTGTTAGCATCACCATTGGTACAGGTACCATTGCAGATACAGCAATCACCGTGACTGGTCTTGACGTGTATGGCGAAGCTATGTCTGAAGTGATTCAGACTGGTACTACCCAGTCAACCACTGTAAACGGCAAGAAGGCTTTCTTCCAAATCACTCAGGTTGCTGTTGCTGGTGATTGCGGCGGCACGATCGCTGTCGGCACCACTGACATCTTGGGTTCACCTGTTCGCATCACTGACGCAGGCTACATTGCTCGTTCAGGTTGGGCTGGTGCACTTGCTGATGACGCAGGTACCTTTGTGGCTGCCGTGACTACTACTGCAACGACTACTTCTGGTGACGTTCGTGGCACTTATGTTCCATCGTCTGCTCCTAACGGAACACGTCGTTTGGTCATGGGTATCCTGTTGCCTGCACTTGCAGCTGGTCCTAATGCCACACGCATTGGCGCTCTTGGCGTAACTCAGGCCTAATTAACCAGGGGGCTTCGGCCCCCGTCTTTAATAGGAGACTGAATTATGGCATCATTAGCTAATGTATTTTCGGCACATGCCGATGCAACCGGAACCATTTACGCAGGGGCCACTAACCTTGCTGGTTACCAGGCATTGTCAGGCGGAACTGCAGGCGAAATCGTTTTTCGTGACGGCGGAGCAAGTGGGACGATCAGGTTAAAGATTAACATTCCAGCAAACACAAACAACCCGTTTGCAAACTTGATCCCAGGCACTGGAATTCGTTTTCTAACAGATATTCATGTGACGTTGCCGACAAACGCAGCAGTCACAATTTTCTGCGGGTAAGCCATGGCAAACGTCAAGATCACAGACCTATCATCTGGCACGACGCTAATCGGGACAGAGCTGTTTGAGTCGGTGCAAACCGCCTCATCTGTCAAGATCACGGCTTCCCAGATCAAGCAGTATGTCCTAGACAATGCCTACTTGCAAGCCTATAGCCTGGTTGATCAGACGTTAGTCCTTAACACGCCGACTGCAGTAAAGCTCGGCACCACTGACGTTTCAAACGACATCAGCGTAGCTAACGACGGAGGCGGTAATCCGACTCAGGTCACTTTTGCAAATACAGGCCTTTATGAGGTCAGCATTAACTTGCAAATCGACAATTCTGACGCCAGCGACCATACCCTGCGTATATGGCAGCGTAAGAACGGAACTGATATAGCGGCTTCTGGTTCAATCATTTCGGTGCCAAAAGCAGCAGATGGCGGCACCACAATCTTTGAATTGAACACATTGTTCAGTGCTGCCCCAGGAGACTATTTGCAGTATATCGTTGCAGCAAATAGCGCAACAATAAGTCTTCGTTATGATGCTCCTCAAGTGTCGCCTTATGCAGCGCCGGCAATACCATCCGCGATCTTTATAGCTTCACAGGTGCAGTGATGGCAGTGAATGACTTTAAGTTCGGCAAAAAAGGTGAAACCGTATTCGTTGCAAAAGGCGGAGCAGTTTGGGCACGCAAAGAAGGACAAAATCCAAAAGGCGGGCTCAATCAAAAAGGTCGTGATGCTTACAACCGCCAGACCGGTGGAGATCTAAAACCACCCGTGTCGGCTAAACAAGCAGCAAAGAGCCCTAAAGCAGCAGGACGTCGTAAGAGCTTCTGTGCTCGGATGTCTGGCATGCAAGGTCCTATGAAAGATGACAGTGGCAAACCGACGAGGAAAGCCCTGGCACTTAAAAAATGGGATTGCTAATATGATTGGAAAGAAAATGGCCTTCGCAACTGGAGGCAAAGTAAAAGCTCCTTGGGATAAGCCAAGGCCAAAAGGACTGCCTAAACCAAAGAAGTTGTCGTCTGCTGCAAAAGCAAGCGCAAAGGCCGCAGCCAAAGCAGCCGGACGCCCCTATCCCAATCTTGTAGATAACATGCGGGCAGCCGCCAAGAGGAAATGATATGGGAAAAAATCTGAAATACGGCGAATTTAGCTTCGCTGCACCAAAAGCCAGGCCGACTTCTGCTGGCTACAAGTCCACCAAGGGCATCGCGAAGTCAACCTATGACCAAGGTCACGCTCAAGCCATGCAAAAAGGCGGCATGAAACGTGAACCCGAGGCCGTAGTAAAGCGCGAGGTTGCACTTTTACGCAAAGCCGGCGCCCCGAAGGCCCTAATTAAGCACGAAGTGCGTGAAATTAAGGGCGAAAAGGACACCAAGGCCACTAAAAAGGCCGAAGTTTCCATGTTGAAGAAGGCAAAAGCGCCACTTTCCATGATCAAACATGAGATGGAAGAGCCTACAGCCATGGAAAAGGGTGGAATGTCTAGGATGGACAAGAAAATGGGCAAAGTCATGCGTGAATACGGTGACAGAAAGCTTCATTCAGGCTCAAAAGAGGGTCCCGTAGTCACAAATCCTAAGCAAGCCTTGGCAATAGCATATTCCGAGGGCCGAAAAGCCAAGAAAATGGAATCCGGTGGCCAGTATGCTGCAGGAGCCGTTGAAAAAATGCGCAAAGAAGGTGACGTTTTAGACCGGATGGCTAAAAAGTATGGCACCGAGACCCAAAAGTACCAAAAAGGCGGTTCTGTAGAGTCAAAACTTGAAAAGCATGCCAATATGCCAGCAAGTAAGGCTCACGGTCCTGGAGCGGGTGCTCGACTCAAAAACAAGGGTGTACCTGTGCATTCAAGAGTGCCCAAAATCGCTCGAATGAAGTAAAATTATTCAACCAAAACCGGGTTTGCTGTATCGGCTTACCACTTAACTAATTAAGGAGCAGATCCGGTGGCAGTTTCAGGCACTGTAAGTCAAACGGTTTTCAATACTCGCAAGGTCATTGACCATGCGTACCGCCGTTGTCGCATTCCGCCTGAGGGGATTAGCAGTGAGCAGATCTCTTTTGCACTTGATACCCTCTATCTTATCTTAAGTGGTTTAGCCAATCGTGGCTTGCAGCTTTGGTGTATTGAGAAGAAGCTGATGCCATTCTATCAGGCGCAAGGCTTGATAGAATTGCCTAACGGCATTGTTGACGTCCTAAATACAAACTTGCGGACACTTGAGCAAGTAACAGGGACCGTGACAAACACCTCTACGAGCTCAACAACCGCATTCAGTACCCAGACCCAAGTCACTAACGTTGGTATTCTTTGGTCTGGTAACTCGACATCTGTTAGCTTTCAAACATCTGCAGATGGTATCACCTGGACCACGGTTGCAACCGAGAGCAATCCAAATCAGACTTCTGGTACCTACACTTGGTATGACTTAGAAGGATCCCTAGCGACCCTCTATTTCAGAACCGTAGCCGTTACCGGAAACCTCAATCAGTCATACGTCTACCTTGGCAATACGCCAACGGAGATCCCTATGGCTCGTCTGAACCGCGACGATTACGTCAACTTGCCTAATAAGCAGTTCCAAGGTCGTCCACTTCAGTTCTGGTTAAACCGCCAGCTGAACAATCCGATCATGTATCTATGGCCTGTCCCTTCAGACCAGTTTGTCACAGCACAAGCTGTCGTCTGGGTGAAGCGGTACATCATGGACGTAGGCACCATGACCGAAGAGATTGAAGTGCCGCAGCGCTGGTATGACGCAATGGTCTACGTACTGGCTGCCAAGCTTGCTGAGGAAACACCCACTGTTGATCCACAGATGATTGCCATCTTAGATCAAAAAGCTCAACGTGCTCTACTCGAAGCAGAGAACGAAGAGCGCGACGCAAGTCCAATCTACCTCACACCTAACATTGCGGTGTACACAAGATGAGCATCTGGTTAGATACACGCGGAAAAAGCTACATCGGTATCGGTGTGTGCGACCGCTGTCGCCGGAAGATGAGCATCACAGAGTTATTCTCTGACCCAAATTCACCTGGCCTAAGAGTCTGCAGAGAAGATATTGACAATCTTGATCCATATCGCCTGCCTGCTCGCCAGCCTGACAATATTGTCTTGCCATTCGTAAGGCCTGATGCCCCGATTGGTACAGACCCTGCAGGTCTCGTGTCTGAAGACGACAACGACTTCCTGATCAGCGACAATGACGGATACATGATACCATGACAGTCCCATCAAATCTAGTACCGACCAGGATCACGGATCTACCAGTAGCTCCTAATCCTACTCCAAACGCAACAATGGTTTGCGTGATTGGTGGCATCACTTATCAGGTGGCGTTCATCGATCTTCAGTCAACCATTCAGGTGCCGGCTTCTCGTATCATTGGCACGGGTGGCGGTCTACAAGGCGGTGGCAATTTAACTCAAGATCGTACTCTGAGCATTGCTGATGCTGGGGTTACGACTAACAAGATTGCGCCTACTGGTGTAGTGGCAGGCACTTACGGCTCGACGACTGCAATTCCAGTGGTGACCGTCAACGCCCAAGGTCAAATTACCAACGTTGGTACGGCTGCCATCAATATCTCTGGCTTCGTGCCAGATACTCGCCAAGTGATTGCAGGCAATGGCCTGACTGGCGGTGGTAACTTACAAGCAGACCGTACATTTGCCGTTAACTTTGGGGTCGGCAACCCGCAGGCTCTTGGATCGGCAACACCAGGTGTTGCAAATACAGTTTCACGTAGCGATCACGTTCACCCTGCTGTAGATCTTGCTGATCTTACAGAGACGACCGGTCTATTGCCACTGACAAGGGGCGGTACAGGCCAATCAATTTTGGGCCTGACTGGCGGAAGCATCTGGTACACCAACGGAACAAACGGTTTCTTGCAGAGCCCAGTTGGAGCACTTGGCCAAGTATTAGTGTCTGGAGGATCTGGAGCCCCTTCATGGGGATCTGCCCTGATCGTATCAAATCAGCCAGCTAACTTTGTCTATGCAGGACCTACGGCCGGTGGATCAGCCCCAACGTCTTTCCGCTTACTGGTCAATGCAGACATTCCTGCAACCTTGACTGGCAAGACACTAGACGGTGGCGCAAATACCTTTACAAATATTCCTAATGCTAGCTTAGTCAATAGCTCGGTTACCTTTAATGGTGTTAACGTAGCTCTTGGAGCTTCTGGCACAATTACATCAGCAACAGATCAACCTTTGACTGCAGGCACTGGCTTGCAATACAACTCTGGCACCACGTTTGATGGTTCTGTTGCAAAAACGATCGGCATCGACTCGACTGTCGCTACCTTGACGGGTGTCCAGACGCTGACCGGTAAAACAATCAACGGACCTGACAATACGCTGACAAACATCGGCAACTCGTCTTTGGTCAATTCGTCGACCACGTTTAACGGTGTTGCGGTGGCTCTCGGAGCTTCTGGCACGATCACGGCAAATACAACTAATGCCTTGACGATCGGTACAGGCTTGCAAGGTACAAGCTTTAACGGATCGACTGGCGTAACAATCGCTATCGATTCGACTGTCGCTACCTTGACCGGTACCCAGACGCTGACTGGTAAGACAATTGACGGTGGAAATAATACCCTTCAAAATATCCCCAATTCTGCCCTGACTAACTCATCAGTCACAATTGGCACAACGGCTATCTCGTTGGGAAGTTCCAGTCTAACTTTAGGTGGCCTAACTTCTGTTGCAGTTACCCAAGACCCTGTAAGTGCTTTGCAGCTGGCCACTAAGCAATACGTGGACACCCTGGTCTCTTCTGGGATCACCTACCACACTCCGGTCAAGTATGAAGTACCTAATAGCACAGGCAACTTAAATGCCCTCTACAACCAACCAGGTGGTCCTGGAGTTGGCGTAGGAGCCACACTGACTAACAATGGTACCTTGGCTGCATTCGCGCCAGATGGTCCTACAGCTGCTCCTGGTGACCGCATCCTAGTCTACAACCAGACCAACCAGTTTGAGAATGGCGTTTATACTGTTACGACTGTTGGTGATGGATCAACTCCATGGGTACTGACTAGGGCCACGGATGCTGATACCTATGCAATCAAGGATCCTAACGGATTGGGTAATGGCGACGCATTCTTTGTCACTTCAGGCAATACAGGAGCCGGTGAGACTTACGTTTGCAATACGGTTGGCGTCATTACATTTGGCACAACAGCAATTACTTTCGTCCAAGTATCTGCTTCCCAAGTGTATTCTGCAGGCACTGGCCTGACGCTGACCGGTACCCAGTTCTCGATTACGAATACGGGGGTTACTGCAAGCACATACGGCTCAGCTTCTTCTGTTCCCGTTCTGGCTGTCAATGCTCAAGGTCAACTGACTACGGTCACGAACACACCAATTGCTATCAACGGCAACCAGATTACGTCTGGCACCGTGGGTTCGGCCTACATCAGTGGTTCTTATACTGGCATCACTGGTGTAGGTACCCTGACAGCAGGCACCTGGACTGCAAGCACGATTGCTGCAGTGTACGGAGGAACCGGCATCTCTAGCTATGCAGCTGGAGATCTGTTGTACGCTAATACGTCAACCAGTCTAGACCGCTTGACAATTGGTGCAGCTAACCGCATCTTGACGTCTTCTGGATCTGCTCCTTCATGGACTGATCCTGCTAGCATCACGGTAGGAAACGCAACGAGTGCAACGAGTGCAACGGCAGCAACAAACCTTGCCGGGGGTGTTGCAGGAGCTGTTCCTTACCAATTTGGTGCGGGAGCTACATTGTTCTCAGCTGCAGGTGTTGCAGGTGAATTTTTAATCTCAGGTGGTACTGGTTCACCTACCTGGACTAGCACAATCTCTGGAGGTACATACTAATGACCACTATTCTTTTAAAGAATAAGAACACCTCGGCGGTTCCGACCGCTGGTGATCTTACCAACGCTGCGGGAGGTGCCGAACTAGCTCTGAACGTAGCAGATCGACGCATGTATGCCAAGAACGGCGGAGGCTCTGTCGTTGAGATGGGCAATAACCCGTCTGAGCTGACTGTTGACAACCTGTTCTTTAATGGCAACACGATCGTCTCTACAAACGCTAACGGCAATATCAACCTGACTCCTAACGGAACGGGTTCTGTTGTCATCTCCAAGCTGCAAGTTACTGGCGGAATCCAATTTGATGGCAACATCACAATCGGTGATACTTCTGCAGATACCCTTACGATCAACAGCACGATCACGTCTAACCTGATCTTCACCGACAATACGTATGACATTGGCGCCTCTGGAGCCACTAGACCGCGTAGCTTGTTCTTGGGATCAAATGCCACTATTGGCGGTTTGACGTCAACTCAGGTTGTGTTTGCAGGAACTGGCGGCTTACTTTCAGGAGCAGCTGGTTTTACTTGGGACGGCACAAACTTAACAGCTTCCCAATTGCGTAGCAGCGGCTTGACTTCAGGTCGTGTGACCTTCGCCGGTGCTTCTGGTCTCTTGTCTGATTCTGCTAATCTTACTTGGAACGGAACCTCGTTTGGAATTACAGGGGCACTAACAGCTTCTGCTGACTCTACGTTTACCTCGACAGGAGCTTTGACGATCAGCAAAGGTAATACGGCAGCTCGTCCTGGAACCCCTGTCAGCGGTATGTTGCGCTTCAACACTCAGACAAACGAGTTTGAAGGGTATAACGGAACTGCTTGGGCGTCTGTGGGTGGAGCTGGTATTAGTAATGATACGTCAACCGCGACCGCTTTGTACCCGTTATTTGCTTCTGCGACTAGCGGAACAGCTTCGACATTATTTACTTCTAACGCAAAGTTGCTTTATACTCCATCAAATGGAGAATTGCAATCTGCTGAGTTATATGCAAACAATGGCGTATTGACCCACGCACAAACTGTTTCAACAAGCTACACGGTGCCGACGAATGCAAACGTGATTACAGTAGGACCTTGGACCGTTGGTTCAGGGGCCACGTTTACGTTGCCTTCTGGCAGCCGTCAAGTATTGCTATAAGAGGAAAAGAATATGAGCACGATACGCGCAGGAACAACTTTAACGACCGCACTTGTCTCGACTGGTGATACAACCGGCAATATTGTCTTGCAACCTGATTCTGGTGTCGCAACTATCAGCGCAACTGGGGCGTTGACTTTGCCTGTTGGGACTACAGCGCAAAGACCAGCAACTCCAGTAATTGGGATGACCAGAGTAAATACTTCAACAAATGCACTTGAGGTTTACAGCGGAACTGCTTGGGTAGCCGCATCAACATTTTTATATCCGGTTGAATTTCTTGTCATAGCGGGTGGTGCAGGTGGAGGCGCTCAACACGGCGGAGGCGGCGGTGCGGGTGGTTATCGTTGCTCAGTTGTTGGGGAAATGTCTGGTGGCGGAAATAGTGCTGAAGCCACAATCAGTTTAAATCCATTAACTGCTTACTCAGTAACGGTTGGTGCGGGCGGTGCTGGTGGAATAAACATAGGCTCTTCAGGACAGCCAGGGTCAATTGGTAATAATTCCGTGTTTTCCACAATTACTTCATCTGGTGGTGGAACTGGTCAAGGTTGGGGTGTTGGTGCTGGAGGCAACGGCGGCGCGGGTGGTTCAGGCGGCGGTTCATCTCTTGATGGACTTGGTGGAGCAGGAACATCTGGGCAAGGTTACGCTGGTGGCTCATCAAATAGTTCTTCAACTTTTCCAACAGGTGGTGGAGGTGGAGGAGGTGCAGGAGCGGTTGGTCAAACCTCTTCAAACCTAAGCAAAGCTGGTAACGGCGGAAATGGCGTTTCTTCCTCTATAAATGGAAGCGCAACAACTCGTGGTGGTGGAGGAGGAGGCGGCTCTCACTCCCCAAATGCAATTGGTACCGGTGGTTCTGGTGGTGGTGGCAATGGCGGTTTAGGAAATACCGATATTGGATTGCCCGGAACAGCAAACACAGGCGGTGGCGGGGGTGGTTCTGGCGCAAATACAGCCGTTGGTGGCAATGGCGGTTCTGGTCTTGTAATTATTCGCTATTCAGGTTCTCAGCGCGGAACAGGCGGAACGGTAACTTCAGCAGATGGCTACACCATCCACACCTTCACAACGTCTGGCACCTACACAGCATAAGAGAGGAAAAAGAATATGCCTTCAATAATTAAAGCAGACAACGGAGCGATCTCCGGTGTAACAGGTATCACGAGCACTGCAGACAATAGCGGCACGCTAGAGTTTCAGGCAACGAGCGGCATTATCGAGATGGATAATGTGACGGGCGCCTTGGCTATGCCAGTTGGCACGACTGCACAGCGTCCTGCAACCCCTGTAAACGGAATGATTCGCTACAACACAAGCACTTCCCAATCAGAAATTTATCAAAATGGCGCATGGGTTCAATTTGCTATTTCTTCTG